TTGTAGCAATTAAGCTCGCCCATTCCCCTAAAGCATTTGTATCATTTTTTAAAGTATCATAGAAAAAGTAGTCAATTGAATTGGTCATATGCGCTTTAGTAATTTCAAAACTTAAACTTTTATCATCATACGCCATAGAAACATCTTTTGCATAAATAAGACCTTCTGTTTCTTTTTCAATCCATTTGGCAACTTTTATGACTTTTCTATATTCTACAGATTCAACCATTAATCTTTCTTCAAAATCTTCCAAAGACTCTATATTGTTTCCGTTTTCATCTCTTTTACGGTAAACAAATTCTCCCTCTTCATTCTTAAACAAACCAAGAGTCACTTCTTTTTCTTTCTTTTCAATTGCTATTCCAGTAACTTTATGAAAATATTCATTGTTTAATACAGTAGTAAGTAAACAATATTTCATTTCTGAAATGCTCATTTCATTGAGCAAAATAAAAACTTTTTGTTTTAATACTAATGCGATATAAGCAATAATTGTAAACATAAAACGTGACTTGCCAGCATTACTAAGCATACCGACACACATTGCTTGTTTTAGTCTAATCCACGCAACATATCAGTCATAAGATTATACGGTAAAGGAAGCCCCATATCTGGGTTTTCCAAACACCCTTTGATAATTTCAGACATATTAGTGTTTAATACCTCTATGTCATTATCTTTCATAATTACAGTTCTTATTTTGTCTACGCGAGTTCTGATTAGTCGGTATATATCCTCTGGAGAGAACAAATTGAATTTCGAATGATTCAGAATACGCTCAACATTGTACCCACCACGAAAATACTCCCTTAATAATGAAAACTTTTTAAGTGTATCAAAGTAATTCTTGAAATCATCTAATGAGGACAATTCCATCCACCCTTCAATAGTTTTCCAACCACCATATTTTTTATATGTTTCAAAACGTTCTTTGTCTTCCATCATATAAAGATCAATGTTAGATTGGCTATTAAAAGCGTCTGGTGTTTTTTGAAAAATTACATCTGCGTTATCATAGAAAAATTTACAAGTAGGATCTGCAAAATCATATTTGCTTTTTATATAAAAAGAGTATTCAACTAAAAGCTCAGGATGTTTATATATAGTTCCAACCACTAAAATTTCATTAGGAATGTTTTTTGTTCTTTCTTCAATGTCACTCAAATTCAAATCTCCTCAAGAATGTTTTCTATATTAGTTTTTTCTTTATTCCCATTATATATTTTCATATAATCTATTTTTGATTTATTTTCTTCAATAATATTTTCTTTAGTTCTATCATTTATTACTTGAGACATTTTCCATTTTTTATAACTGGCTGCCTTGGAAAGCAGTATCGCTACGTCGTACCATAACCTATTCAACCCATCAAGAGATTCACCCTTGCCAATTTTCCATTGATTTATTCTATCTAGTTCATTTTCTTTTCTAAGCCACATATCCAACAAATCACTTGGGGATACAGGCTCGGTTATATTTTTATAAGAACCATTAAAAATTTGTTCAAATCTAAGAAAAAGATATTTTGGCTTAAAAGTCAATTCATATTTTTTGACAACAAATACAAAAAGATGATTTTTGTCAATAAGCATTTTTATTCTATCGTGACTTTTCTCCCTATCTTTTTTTATTATTTCTAATATTTCTTCTTGCGATAATTGTTTATTTTTATCTTTCATCATTTCTATAAAACAATCTTGATGATAATAATCATCTTTATTGTGAGGAACGAATTTATCCGTTTCCAACACAATAAGATTCTTGCATTTTTTACATTTTCGAGTTGTTTTTATTTCCATAATTAACTCTCTATTTAAGTTTTTTATTTTTATAACAATAGGTAGGACAAACCTTACTTATATGCCCTACCTATTTATCATAATAAGAATATCCTTATTACTTTATTTACTTGCTTGAAACAACCTTCAAGATAGTCTTGAGAACTTCAATGTCTGTAAGTTCCTTATATTTAGTGGGGACATTATGGGTTTTCAATTCTTCTTGTTTCTGACGCTTCCCTTCTTTGTCAAGAGAAGCAATTTCTTGGTCAATTAAGCCAATGTAGTCTTCAACAGTCTTTAAAGAATCTGCATTTTCCACATTACCAGTCTTTGCTTTCTCAACATATTTTGCTGCTTCTGCGTCACGTTTCGCAACTTCTTGTTTACGCATCTTGTCAATTTCTTTTTGATCCATTGGCTTCCCAAAGGAAGAAGCGACACCTTGATTAAATGCTTCAAGATAATTTTTTGCAGACATTTCTACCTTTTCAGGCATATTGCTAAAACGAGAACCTGCATCAACGAAGCCATCATTGCGGAAGAAAATATAGCGAGAGGTTCCTTCAAGCTTATTATCTTTAACGTTTTTGACAACCATGAAAGTACAAATTAAATCTGCTTTATCGCTAAAGATTTTATCAAATCGACTTTCCATATTGGAGGTCAATTGACTATAAGTATCTTCTTCAGTTTTGCCTTTAATTTCCTTAATCTTCGTATGGCTAATGAAAACTAAACCATAACCAGCAAGTTCAAGTCGATGAATTTGATCATTGATTAAGTCTTGAACCATGATGTGGCCTTGTCCAAACCCACCGAGAGCAGCGTTCAGGGTGAATACTTTTTCACCCTTACGTTGATAGTGAACCTTTAGAACTCTATCAGAAGCAATTGATACTAGTTCGTCCACGGTATCAAGTCCAATAAGACGAAATTCATTGTCCTGTTTTTCTTCCACGAGATCATCAACGATAGCAACAAAGTCTTCCCAAGTAGGAGCTTCGACAGCAACGATATCTGAAAGAGCTTTGTAGCCTGTTTCCGTTCCAGCAGAAATTAACAAGCCGTACTTGCTATCCCCATAGGCTTCAATCACAACGTCCCTAAAAAGCGTTGTCTTGCCGATCTTGGGAATTCCTCGCCAGTAATGTCTGTAGCTTCCAAGGTCTGTCTTAAGTACATTCTTTGTATATTTCACTTATTCTCCTTTTAGAATACTACTAATTTCTTCTGACGTATAATCTGCTTTTTCAAGTAAATTCCTAAAGCATAATACAATCATGTCCAACTCGTCTTCATCAGGATGGTCTTTCATTTTGATAGAAGATGAAACTTCGTCTTCCTTAGATTGAATCTTCATTACAATTTTATTCATAATTAACTCCACGCCTCATCATCATCTTCTTTCTTTTCACCACTAATCTTGCTATCTCCGCTCCAATCTTCTTCCCCATCCCCAAAATCTTTCTTGGCATTTTCGTTGGCAGTCATAGTTTCAATAGCCTTATCCATCAACGCTTCGGTATAGGTTTCACGATCAAGTGACTCTTTATCGGCACCAGTAATGATAAAAGTTTTACGATATTGACCAGTGACACGATCCATAGCGTTCTTTTCTCCCCAACCATCGTCAGAGGTCTCCTCTACCGTTTCAGTATTCTTCACAGTCCGAATATCTCCCCAAGTCTTAATGCTAGTATAAGGCTTAACATTCTTTCGGAGATTGTCTGCAAGTTTAGAATTTTCAACAACGAACTCCGTATCTTCAATAGTTGCATAATTGACAACTTTTGATTCTACGACAAAACTAGCATCTTCCTTGCGAATTCCCATAAACACAAAAGGTTGAGTGAATTGGGCGTTAGGAGCAAATCCAGTTTCCTCAAAATCAACAGGCTTGCATAATGAAATCTGTGTAATTACCAATTTTGAGTTATGTTGTAATTCTCCACCTTGATTAACATAATGTGAATATTCAATATTCCCACGAATATAAACCGAGACACCATCTTGAAGATTTTCAGAAATATACTGACAAGCATCAAAAGGAGTTAAGTGTTGAATATCATTAACTTCTGTACCCTTGTCATTTGTGGTTTTCTTCAAACCGCAATTCACACCAATAAGAGAAAATCCTTCTTTCTTGAAAGTACGACGATCCTTCCAAGGTACAGGCATAGTAGTGGGTTTTTCACCCTTTTCTCCGCGCTTGGAGAAATAAACATTATCCATAGGCATACCAGTAAGAGTAACGAATAATGTTTGATTCTTATCAAATGTAACACCGAAATTCAAAGCACGAAAATCTTTGCCTGTCTTGGTTTTCGTTTCTTTGTAGAAATTTTCCTTAGAGACGCCAGTAACAACACCCTTAATCTCAAAATTTCCACGTTGCTGCGGAAGTTCTAATCCT